GAATGTCTCTTCGAGTTCGAATAACTCATCCGCGTTCGGTACTTTGCTACGTACGAATTTCAATGCGTCACTAAGCTTCATACCTTGTTCAGCCGCTTGAGCCAGCAACGGGGCGATCATGCTTGACGGCAAAGCAGTGGGCGCGGCCGCAGTCTCAGCGACTTTGGCCACGTTGCCTAAGGAACTCAAGCCACCCAATTCGGGCAACACACCACGCATCACCTGACCCGCCGCCGATTGCAGAACTTCGCGCCTCGACATTGGCGTTTCACTCAGCGATTTGAGTGTGGACTTCGCCGCGCCCTTGCCGGGGTCGATGGTCACGGATTTCTCAGTGATGGTCGGTGCACCCTTCAACTCGGACTGCATCTTCTCCAGTGTCTTGGTATCGAGCTTTGCCAGTGGGAAATCTGACGCCTTGCCGAGGCCGAGAAATCCACGGCGTGCAAGGTCGGGCTTGTCGGCTACCTTAGTGCCTTTTTGTGCCATCTCCGCCATCATTTGGTCGAGCGTCTTTTTCACGCCGCCGCCCTTGTTGTAGGGCTGTGGGTCGGGAATGAAGCGTCCACCGTCCTGCATATCGGGGATGGTAAAATCAATCGCGCCACCATTGGCGTATTTACGCAATGAGTTCAGCTTCGGGAAATTCTGTCCCACAGTCGGGTAATTCTTGCCGAGCCAATTGCCCCGCATAGCGAACGCACGATCAAAAACGTCGGGATTTTTCGCAATCAGGTCTTGAAATTCCTTCGACGTGTTGGCGGGTCCAATACCATAGCCCCGCGCAGTCTCTGCCGCAAGCCGCTCAATGGGAGATAACAATTCGGAGCCGTATTCAGCCTGATTCGCTCCCATCGGCTTGGTCGGATTCTTAGACAGCGCGTTCTGGTAATTCTCCGTAGTCAACCCGTAGAAATTCGCACGATTCTGCAAGTCATTGCCCGCATCTTTTCCGGTTCGATACGTGGGATTCGCCGCACCAATGTATTCCTCGAATGTATCGAAATTAATAGGGTCCACATAGCCGGGCTGGGACTTTTGCCACGACTCCAACGCATTTCTGCGAGCCACCGGGTCCATCGCGTTCAATGATTCGGTCGTCGGCTGGGACGCCAACCAGTCGAGCTTCTCTTTTGTAGGCTGTGCGGCATAGGGGCTGAAATACATGTCGCCACCGGGCGTATCAATACGCGAGCCACCTGCCGCGTCGTAATTCAGGCCTTCGTAATTCGTGTGCGGCTGGCCCCGCGCATTCTGGTACTCGGACAGTGACACACGTGAATGATCGATCGGACGGCCATCAACGGTGAATTTCGCACCAGTGCCAACGAACCCGCCATCCGCGAATTTCTTTTTCTTCGGAGCGGCACTCATGAACTGGTCGGCCCGCATCGGTGCCTCCTCGAAATCGCGACGCCGTGTGGCGGTCGCCTTGCTGTACGGATCGCGCGACTGCTTCAGCATTTCGTCGATCAGCATTTGCCGAATCTTCGGATCAGGGTACTGCATTTCGAAGTCCATCTGCGCACGGCGATTCGACTCCACTGGATCGATAGTCGGTGCGGCTGGCGCGGCGGCTGGTCCACGACGTCTAGCCAGCTCCGCGTCGTGGCCCTTATTCAACTCGCCGGAACGAAACATCATGCCCAGCGGCACTGAATTGCGAATACCGGCCAACAGTGTGGCCGCATCGATCGGGTCCAAGCCCTGCAGGAAGTCGTCGATCAGATTACTGGGCATAAGGGTTCCCTCGGTTCGGTCTGTATTCGTCGTCCACGTAGTCGTTGTCCGGTGGGATCGGATCGATTTGCAGGAACGACATGTCTTTTAGCAGTCGCAGTGCTTGGGACAGCGTGTCAGTCAGGTCGTCACGGTCTGCCTCGGGGAATGAGCACACTTGGGACACCAACGGCTCTGCCCAGTCGCGTGGCTGGCCCGGGTGGACGAGCGACTCGGGGATGTAGACGCGGCCATGTGCAATGATGTTGGCGACCAGATGCAAACGCTGTACTTTGTCGGCGCGGCCCGGGTTGTAGGCGCGGCACGGCACACCAGCACGCTGTAAGTCCTGCAAAATGCTGATGCCCGACGCCTTGTCCTCGACGAGCACGAGGTCCACCTTTTTGCCGGGGTCGCCGTAGATCGAGCCGTACTCGTCAATGATCTTGGGCCGCAGATCCGGGTACGCGAGGAAGTCTTCCCAGCAGTCGATGAGCATCGCGCAAAGCCCGCTGTCCTCATTCGGCCGAAAGATGCCCCACACACTACACGCGGTTGGATCGTTTTGCGTCTTCTCGGTGTACGCGCAGTCGTAGGACTGGAGCACGTAGAGGAAATCGGGCAGTGGCTTGCTCGCGTCCCACAGCTTGAACCACTCGCGCTTGACGATGCCGTAGTCTTCGGGGTCGATGACCTCCGCGTACAGCTCCTGCCGCCCAATGCGTGTGCCCTCGTACTGCGACACGATTTCGTCACGAAACGTGGGTGCGAGGTTATTGAAATTCTCGTGCGTTGTGCCTGTGGTGACGATGACGCGGTCCTCGCTGATTAGACGGCGTACGATCGGGATGGGCTTTGGCGTAGTGGTGATGCAAACGCGGGGCTTTTGCCCCAGTCGCAGGCCGAACATCAAGTTGGACCACATGTCCTCCGCATTGCGGAATTTCGCCAGTTCGTCCACCCAAGCCAAATCGTGCTGTGGTCCCCGCAGTGTCTCGGGGTCGTTGTCCGAGTAGATCGTGGCGATCGCGCCATTGGGCCACTCCAGTCGCCGCTTAGATGGGACGAATACCGGCTTGCATTTCGGGTGCGAGATGGCCAAAATGCCCGATTCGCCTTCAACCATCACATCGCGTGCGTCGCCCGCGTCTTCGGCAATGAGTGCAATGCGGCCAGCCAGTCCGTTTTCAGCGTGGTAGCGCACGAATTCGGCACCACAGCGTGTTTTGCCCCAGCCACGCCCAGCGAGGATCATCCAAATGGTCCAGTCGTCGCCCGGTGGGATCGTCTGGTTGTGCCTCGCCCATGTGGGCCAGTCATAGAACAGTTCGAGTGCTTCGCGGTCCGACAACTCGTCCACGAACTCGTGCCAGTTCGCCGAATCGACGACAGTCGACTTTTTACTCCGCCTTTGAGCGCGAGTTAAGACGTTGGGCAAGGCGATCACGGAGACCTTCGATGTTGATGTTCGAGTCAAGCTGGCCCGACACGTTCATATTGACGTCTTTCGAGCGGAATTTCGCGTCGTACCCCATGAGGGTGAACTGAAGCAGTGAGTCACTGAACTTTTTCACGGTCTCGCCCGTTTTGACGCCCTGATGCGTGAGCGGCTCGTCGTGTCCCACGACAGAACGGCGATACGCCTCGGCACGCATCGTATCGACCATTTCTTCCTGAATGCTATCCATGATACCGTCGAACAGCTTGTGATCATGACGCCAGCCGATCAGCGTTTGCCGGTGAATGCCCGCCGTGTTGTATGCATGGCGCAGTGAGAAACGCGATTCGGGTGGACCATCACGGAATTCGGCGATGATGACCAGCATTTTGTACGCTTTGGTCTCTTCCAGCAAAGCCAACTCGTCGGTCGCCGTAACGCTTGGGTCGTTGCACGTGGGCGAGTGTGACATGAGACACGAGGGACTGGGCGGGTGCCGCACACGGTCACGGACGATAGCGTCCAGCAGTGTTTGCACAGAGATCCCAGCACGACGCTCGTATTCGGCGATCGTTTCGGGTCCAATGTCTTTCAACAGTTTGCGTTCGTCAGGTAAGGCCATGGAGCGAATTAAAACACAGAGGCCGCAAAGCACACAATACCCGGCTTTGTCTGCCAAATCGTTATAACGAATCGCCTGAGCATAACACGGAGTTATAACGCTTTCGTGCGCACACACGAGAAGCCCTAAGAGAAGCCCTAAGTGGTGGTGGAGGAATATTCGACGTCTGGAGACCCCCGTTTGTTCCACAATGATGGAACGGTGATGGAACGCACCACTGCCTCACAAGCCCCGTCCGACGCGGGTTTCGAGACACACAGCCCGTGTACCATTGTTCCATCTAATACCCCCCGCCTCGAACCATGCTGTTGACAGGGCAGTACCCCCGCGTGCGCATGTAACAATGGAACACCGGGTCTTTTTTCGAATGGGAGGAGCGTTCCATTGTGCGTTCCATCTTGCTGGAACGGTGGAACGTGTCTTTTCTTGTTCCACCAGCGTCGGGAGGTCCGACACGAGTACAGCGCATTGCACGCCGTGGACGAATTAAACCACGAATTCGCGCAGTGCTACAAGTACGTCCTCGGTGCTACAGGCTTTTTTGTCGAGTCGCACGCTGTACGAACGCCACTCGGCTTGAGTCCAGTCGCTGGTCGCCAGCTCCGCCGCGTTGAACACGAAGACTTCGTTCCCGATTTGGACCACGAGCCACGTGTTGCCGCCGTACGTTTGGTGCCGGATTGCCCAGTAGCGTTGGCCGTTGGTCCAGTGCGCAAGCTTCACGGTGGTGGTGGCTTTCGCGGGGAAGGCGTCAAGGCATTTCAGTTCGATCCAGCCGGTGAGCGGGCGGTCGTCGGTGCAGGGCGAGGCCCGGACGCTGATGTACAGGTCCGGGGTGTCTTTTTTCACCCGGTTCTCGACACGCTCCAGCAGTGCCCAGTGGCCGATTTTGCGGACCAGCCAGTCGTAGAGCTTCTGCTCAGGCAGTCGCACAGTCGCTCCGATACCTCTCCGAGGCCTTCCTTGGGGTCTTCCTTGCGCTGGAGGGTATAGTACCGGTATGGTAATAGCTTAGCATATCTCAAGCGTCTTCCGTGGGCTTCGGTGGATGGTCGTCCCGCTCATTTCGCAGGTCCTGCCGCAGTTCGTGAATCGCCCACAACAGCGTGCCCACCCCGAACGCGAGGAAGGCAAGCAGAATGATGATGTGGTCGGCCATGGGGCCGATTGTACCTTACGAGGCCTTTTCACGCAAGGCCTTGCGTAGTGCGTTCAGCAGTCGCATCGTCGCAACGCCGTTGTTCGGGGCGTTCAGCAGGATCGCCGGATCGATGCCGTACTCGTTGCACAGGGCGACGCGCAAGACGGGGAAGGGGCACTGGGCCACCAGCCGCTGGGCCAGATCCGGTTCCCGAGGGGTCGCCGGGGCCTTCCTTGGGGTCTCGGGGACGCTCGCCACTCGGGGTTGGGCCTTAGGTACCGGGGCGGGTCTCGGTGTCACGGGAAGCCTTCCGGTGGCCTTGCCGCCGACGATTACGACGCCCGACTCGGTGGTGTATTTCGTGCCGTTGGCACGGGCGTACTCGCCCTTTGCCCACCATGGCACGTAGTCGGGGTCTGTCACTGGACGGGGAGAGTGCTCGGTCAGAGGTGCGAAGTCGATCATTGGTTCACCGCCTCTCCGATTTCTTCGGCGGCCGAATCGAGGTCGTCGATCGCGGACTCGAGCGAATCGTTGGCCGACTCGAACGCTTGGGCGATCTCTTCGATGCGCTGGCCGTTGTCGGACGCTTGGAGGCCTTCGGGCATGTTGTCGAAGCAGTCTTGCTCCTCGGTCGCGAGGTCTTTCAGGTTGTCCATCGCGAAGCGCAGGGCTTCGATCGCGGTACGGACGGCGAGCAGTTCGGCTTCTACTTTGGCGCGGCGTTGCTTGTTCATGGTGTTGTCCTCTATCTGTTGGTTGAAAAGGTTCTATTATAACACAGGTGCCATACCTTTGTCAATCCCCCCCATCTTCCGTTGGGAGAACCGGAGCCAGCATTTCGCACACAGCCACCGGCCGGGACGGGTTTGGACCCCGCCTTCGGCCAGCCGCTGGGCTTGGCATTTCGCGCAGAACTGCATCACGCCATGCGCTCCAGATCGAGGGGCAAGCCGTCGAGCTTGGCCTCGTCCATGAGCCGGGTGCGGATCTTTGCCAGCTGGATGCGCACGTCGCGCTGGCGAGCCGGGGTGAGATCGGCCAAGTCCGCCGTTTTGCCGTAGAAGGCGGAGTCGATCCAGTCCACCGCGATCAGGTGGGCGATGGTTTTTGGGGTCATCTTTGCGTATTGCATATTCATCCTCTCAAGTTGTCGTCGATCCAGCGGTCCAAGGCGCGGAAAGCCAGCCAGCGATCGACGTGCTGGCCTTCTTTCACCGGATCGAACCACGCGTCCACCTTGCCGCCGTCGATTTCGGCGCGGAAGGCGATGCGCTGGCCGTCCAGTAGCATTTCACCCGTGAGGGTGGCCGAGTGCAAGCGCACCCGGACTTCTTTTTTAGAATCCAGCATTGAGTGCCTCCTTGAGTGCTTTGCGGATCATGTTGCCGAGGTTCATGCGTTGCATGCCGGGGTTCAGGTGAGCGAAGCGGTCGCGCAGACCAGCTTGGGAGATGCCGGTGGAGCTTGCCGCTGTCGAGTAGACCGCGTCGAGGGTCAGCTTGCGCAGAGCCAGTGCCACGTCGTCGCCTTTGTCGATCGAGCGCTTCTTGGAGCCGTCGGCCAACTCGGTGGTGTACGCGGTGTACTGGGGCAAGTAGAGCGGATCGACTTTGCCGTTCTTGCGCTCGTTGATGTCCATCTTGACGCGGGCGGACGCTTTGGCCTTTTCGATCACGAGTTCGGCGGTCACGGGCGTGGCCTTGGTGATCTCGGTGTGGCCGGTCAGCTCGCCGTTGCGGACCTTGAGGGTCGCGGTTTGGCCGATGGCGCGGATCGTGGTCCAGCCGCCGTTTACGGCGACGATTTCGACTTGGGTCTTAGTAGTTGTGCGTGTTGCGATTTTCATGGTGTGTCCTCTATAAGATTATGGGGTTGTTGATCTCCGGATCTTTTTATCGATCCAGAAACTGAATTATAACACGGGGGCAATAGGTTTGTCAAGTACCCCCCTCAAATGACCCTACTGCGAATAGGGTCATTCGGCCTTTCCCGAGGGATCGAGTAGGGTGTCGACGTACTCTTGCACCCCATCGGTCCACTCAGCGCGAGACCAGTAGACCACGTAGCCTTTGCCCATGTTGTCCACAATCGCGCCCTCTTTGGGTAGTCCTTCCATGTCGGACCCCTCGTCCACGACACAGGCGACGCAGTCCTGCCCGTACATAAAGCGGCCCGAGTAGGCGAAAGGGACCAGCTCTCGGTTGACGATCGCGTCGACGAGGTCCATGGTGGTGTTCAGTATCATCATGCGTAGGCTCCTTTTTTCTTCAGTACCATTTGGCGGTCGCGGATGGCGTCGATTTCGCACCACAGCTTCCGGGCGTATTCGGGGTCAGTCGTCTCGCCCACGGCGAGCATTGCGTCGTAGCAGTCGCGCAGAGCGCGGTCGCACATATGGGCGTCGTACTCGGCGAACTTGCGACGGAAAACCGCCGCGAGGTCAGTGTAGGAGATCGTACGGTTCATTATTTCACCTCCGCACTGCCGGACATGTGGCCGTCCATGATGTCGAATAGCACAGCCTTTGCGCGGTTTAGCATTTGGCGGGCGGCTTCAACGTGGCCCATGGCCATAAGCTCTTGGGCGTCGGACATTAAGCCCGCGACGACCATGTTGCCGCCGGTGTAGCGGTAGGTGATCGACTCGCGAATGGAAGTCTTGAACGCTTCGATGTCGCAACCGTACATGGATTGCTCGACGCTGGTAGTGGTAGTCTGCATTGTGTTGTCCTCTATGTGTTGTTGAAAAGGTTATATTATAACACAGGTGGGACAATGCTGTCAAGTACCTCCGCCAAGACGCCTGTTCCACCATTGACGAAATGGAGCTTCGGAGCCTTTCGGTATTTGTCCTGCACGGCGTGCGAGATGAACTTGGTCATCAACACTGTGTGTGCTCGGACGAGCTTGGGCCGGTGCACAGCGTCTTCGGCCGTCATGAAGGTCAGGTCCAGCCGGGTTCCGTACATCGAGATGATCGGGTAGGTTTGCGCTGGGAGCAGTCCGATCACGAGCACGCCGGGCAAGGCTATGCCGGTTGGGTGCGGGATGGGCTGGGGGTCATGCTTCGGACGATGCGCGACTGGGGCTTCCGGGATCGCCTCGAGGATCTTTCGATTCACCCGGGCCGCTACGGACTCGGCGACGACATCCAGTAGTAGCTCGAGTATATCCGCGAGCCTTCCCTTGGGGGTCTCCTTGGGTTCGAGCGCGGGGGTCGGGGCCAGTATAGGGGCAGGGATTCCGATCGCCTCCGGGGGCTTCTTCCTCAGCTTCTCCATGGCCTTTTCGCGGGCGGCCTCGATGCGGTCTTTGTAGTTGAACACGCGCTGGTCAGTAACGACGATCCAGCGGTGGGATTTGAGCACGGACTGCGCTTGCCGTAGTGCCTCTTTGCGGGTAGTATTCGGGTACTGGCGAAAGACTTCCTCCATGCGAGCGAAGACCGCGCCTTTTTCGATTACGGACCAGACTATTCGAGCCATATTATGTTTCCTCTATGTGTTTAAAAAGAAGGGGCCGAAGCCCCTTTAAGATCTCATGGCAACTGCGGGGAACCATGGACACCACGATTATACCATGGCCATCGCCTGTGTCAATGCGTCGCGTTTCAGACGGGCACCGGCACCGAACCAAGCGGACTGCAAGCGAGTGTCGCGGGATGCGGCCTTGCGCTCGTGATCGGCGAAGCGGGTGACGGCGTTCAAGAGTCCCCACGCTGTGCCTTGAGCGGTCTTGGCTCGCTGGCCCACGCCGTCGAGGTAAATCTTCGTCACCAGCTCGATCATCGGACGCTTGGCTTCGACGTCGATCGACTCGGCTTCGTCGCCGTAGAACACGTCGAGGAAGTAACGTGCCGCCTCTTCTTTCGACACCTTGCGCTTGGACAGCGAGGTAGCACTGGTCTTGAACTGGCTCCAAGTGTCCGCGCACAGGCCGAGTTCTGCCTTGAACTTGTCGGCGTTGAACTGGGTGCTGTGCGGCACACGGATTTGGCCGGTCTTGTTCGCCACGGCGAGCGACAGCGTGTTATTGCACACGACACGAGTGGTCGTGAACTGGGCGGTGTTCGACATTGAGCCGTCGCAAGACGTCGCGAGCAGTAGGTAAGGCAGGACCACGTCACCGCCGCCCACGTCGAACGAATCCTCGGCCTTGGCCAACGCCCAGTAGGTGGAGCCGTTGCGCAAGACACCAGCGGTCTCCATCTTGAAGTCGCCGCCTTCGGTCAAGTCGCGGAAGAATTCCATCACGGCGCGGGGCTGGGTGATGTGGTAGTTGCTCGACATGACGGACAAGGGCGCACCAGTGTCGGAGCGGTACAATGCCCAGCGTGCGGGTACGGTCTGCATGCGGACGGGGTTATTCTCCTCATCGCGCACCTCGTAGGCGATCGCGCCCTTTTTGACTTCCCAGTCCAGACCCGCTTCGCGAGTCCAAACGTCGAGGGGAGCGTCCGGGGTCAACTGCTGGCCGAGTCCGTGCCAAGGTGTCTCTCCTGCGTACGCCATTGAAGCTTTACCAGCGGAATTGAAGTTAAGTTCGTGTGCCATGATCTGAAGTGTCCTCTATAAGTGTTGATGAAGAATGAATTATAACACAGGTGCGATAACCTGTCAAGTATCGTCTAATCGCCCAGTACTTCCCAAGTGTCGCCTTGGTGACCACACTCTTCGCACTGGTAGCCGTATTTCGCCCAAAAGATGTCGTGTCGAGGGTCGGTCTTTGACTCCAAGCACTTGGTGGCCATGCCCGCATTGCAGACGGGGCAAGTGTTCGCGCCCTCGTCCACCTCGACGTCGTCGTCATGCATAGTGTACTCCTATAATGAGCATCGCAAGCAGTGCGACACTGAGGGTCCAAAGGATAGCGTCCCAAAAGCGTTCGGCCGTTGGGCGGTACTCGGGATCGAGCAACGAGGACTGGAGCCTTTCCATGTCGGCACTCGGCTCCCACGTCTGTGGGGGCTGGTAGTCGCACCCGATCTGGATGCCGGTTTTGGTAGTATACGGGGTGGGCTTCATTTTACGATCTCCATCTGACGAATGTTCATCACCTCGACTTCGCCGGTGTTCTCGGCAATCCACTCGGCCGGGAGCTTCGCACGAACGGCATCCATGTCGAGCTGGGGACGCTTGGTGAACTTGATCTCGATCTGGTGCTGGTCGCCACGATAAATAGCGTCGCCACCGGCGCGGAAGATCTCCTTCAGGTACTTCTCGCGAGCGGTCAACGCCTTGAGCTGGTCACGCACGCTGGCGAGTTCGTCCACCATGTCGGTGGTGATTGCGGCGGGCTTAGTAGTAGTCTTTGCCATGATTATGTGTCCTCTATGTGGTCTATCGGTTGGTCCGGATCGTCTCACTGATCCAGTCCCTGTATTATAACACAGGTGGGGTAGCCTTGTCAATACCCCCCTTTGGTATTCGTGTTGCCACGATGGTCGCGTACCCCGCGATGTCCACCCACGAGTCGAGGTGGTTCGGGTCGCCGTTCAAAATGCGGGACGCTTTGCACGCGATCATGTCGAGCGA